GCAACATAGCTAAAGGCAAGATGTCGGCTGCCTATTGGGCAAATCGTGAAAAGTGGTAACCTATGCATGTACTTAACCCTGCGGGTTATCCATGTCTGAAGAAAACCAAACCCAAGAGCCTGCGGCTGCTGGGATTGACACCGACGCATTGCAGCGCAGCGTTGAGGCACTTGAACGCAAAAATCAAGAGTTGATTGCTGAACTTCGGCAAGCAAAATCCAAGACTTCAAAAGTGCCGGATGGTGTCAATGTCGATGAACTGCTGGAGTTCAAGCGTCGCGCCGAGCAAGCCGAACTTGAATCCCAAGGAAAATACCAAGAAGCCCGACAGGCTCTGGAGCAACAGTTCCGTGAGGCGACGGCGCAAAAGGACCAGCGCATTGCAGAACTTGAAATCCGCGTCCGCGAACTAGAGCTGGTCACGCCAGCCGTCACCGCATTGGCGGAAATTGTCCACGACCCCGACTTGGTACTTAAGACCAAGTTGAGTGCTGAGCAGATCGAACGCGACACTGACGGCACTGTCGTTGTAGTCGATGGCTACCAGCGCACCCCTGTCACTGAATGGGCCAAGACCTTACCGGCATGGATGCAAAAGCAACCGCGCCCACAGGGTTCTGGTGCACCAACTAGCGGCGCATCAGCCAGTATTCCTACTGGCATGAAGAACCCATTCAGCCCAGATTCATTTAATTTGACTGAGCAATCACGACTGTTTAAGACAGATCGGGATCTGTACGACCGCCTTAAAGCTGCCGCTAGCCGCTAACATATTGCCAGCCGGCTGCGCTGGTGATATAGGGCTGCGCCCAAACCGTAAACCATTTCAGGTGATCAATCATGGCGACTCTTCGCTCTGACATCATCATCCCCGAGGTTTTTACTCCTTACGTCATTGAGCAAACCACCTTCCGTGATGCCTTCCTGGCTAGCGGTGTGGTGCAGCCGATGGCTGAGTTGAATGCAACCGAAGGCGGTGATTTCATCAACGTGCCTTTCTGGAAAGCCAACCTTTCCGGTGATTTTGAGGTGCTGTCTGATAGCAGCAGCCTCACCCCTGGCAAGATCCAAGCTGACAAGCAAGTCGGCGTGATCCTGCACCGTGGTCGCGCCTTTGAGGCTCGTGATCTGGCTGCTCTGGCTGCTGGTTCTGACCCCATGGCCGCCATCGGCGCCAAGATCGCTGATTACATCGCTAACCAGCGTCAAAAGGATCTGCTGTCTTGTCTTGCTGGTGTGTTCGGAAGCATCGGCAGCACTAGCTCGTCTGCTGCTTTCTTCCCGCTGACCATTGACGGCGAGTCGGGCGACACCCCTACCACGCTGAGCCCCCGCCACGTGGCAGAAGCCCGCAGCCTGCTGGGCGACCAAGGCGACAAGCTCGCCGCTGTTGCCATGCACTCCAAGGTCTACTACGACTTGGTTGAGCGCAAGGCCATCGATTATGTGACCGAGACCGACGCTCGTCTGACGTCTTCGGTGACTGATTTCGTTGGCGGCAGCATTGCTGGTGCTTACGGCAACCCCACGGTTCCTACCTACATGGGTCTGCGTGTCATCGTCTCTGATGATGTGCAAACCGATGGCAGCGGTAGCTCCACCGAGTACGCCACCTACTTCTTCACCCAAGGCGCTATTGCCTCTGGTGAGCAGATGGCGATGCAGACTGAAACCGACCGTGACATCCTCGCCAAGAGTGATGCCATGTCGATTGACCTGCACTACTGCTACCACCCCGTTGGCGCTAAGTGGGGCGTGACCACCTCGAACCCGACCCGCGCTCAACTGGCAACAGTTGGTAACTGGTCGAAGGTGTACGAAACCAAGAACCTTGGTATCGTGCGGGCGACCAACACCTCTAACTTCGATTGAGGTAACTGATCATGGCACAACCTTCCCAGTTTGAACTGTCCACCGAGCAGTACCTCGAAGCCACTTTTTACGGGGCATCCTCGATTGCCGACGTGCAATTCTGGACTGCTCCCGTTAAGTGTGAAGTGGTAGCAGTGCGTGAAGTTCACGCCACTGCTGGTAGCGATGGCAGCGCCGTAACCGGCACCGTTCGTCGTTGCCAAGGCACCGAAGCCGCCACTGCTGGTGATGACCTGCTGAGCGCCAGCATCAACTTCAAAGGCACTGCTCTCACCGAGCAGACTCCTGCCTTGACTGCCACCACTGCCGACCTCACCCTTGAGGTTGGCAACCGGCTGTCGCTGGACGTGACAGGTACCACCACCGCCTTGGCTGGTGTGATCCTGACCGTTCTGCTGAAGCGCGTCTGATGGGGCTGTTCGCTTTTCGGCGACTGCGTGAACTGGAGGCTGCCTCTACGGAGGTGGCCTCTCTTTCTATTGCGGAGCCTGCACCTACACTAGAACAACAGGAGCCAGCCGACGATGGCAGTAGTAATCGTGGCCACACCAGGGGCCGCCGACGCAAACTCGTACCTGACGCTGGCAGCAGCGCAGTTAATAATTGACGGCTTCGTGCAGGATGCTGATGTAACCGCATGGGCATCGGCTACAACTGACCAAAAGAACCGCGCATTGTTTACCGCCACGCAACGCCTCGACCGCGAGCGGTTCCTTGGCGCAAGGGCGACTGATACGCAGGCTTTACAATGGCCGCGTACTGGCGTGCGCAAGCCTGACACTTATATCAACACCTACGCCGTTGGCTTCCCGTTTCGCATCACGACGGACTACTACACCGATACCGAAATCCCAACGCAGGTGCAGTATGCGCAGGTGGTGCTGGCCACTTACCTCAACAACAACCCTGATGGCATTGGGCTGAGCGGACTGGAAGACTACAAGAACGTCAAGATCGGCAGCATTGACGTAACGCCTAACCTTGGTTACGGCGCCGTTGGTGCGGATAAGGTGCCGCCAATCATGGAACGATACCTGACCGGCCTTAGAATTAGTGGACCAGGCAACTTTGCCATTAAGCGGAGCTGATCATGAGTTACGCCTATCCCGGTGCTGAGTTCATTGATGACACCGCAGCACACGCTGGGCGCTTTGGCAAGATCGTTGCGCTTGAAGATTCGGTCATCGCCAGCCTGACAGCTCAAGACTGGACCGGCAACACGCTGAGCGCTATCCCGTTCAAAGCCAGCACTGAAATCGAAGGCGTTTTTACCAGCATCACGCTGACCAGCGGCACCGTTATCGCCTACAGGCTTTAATCATGAGTGATACCAACTACCTGGCCATTGATTACTCAATAGGCGCAACATTCATTGATGGCACCACCACGTTTACAGGCCGATGGGGTGCTATTCACTTTACGAGTAATACGCATATTGAGGAGATTACAGTGCAAAATTATGATGGCGCTGCATTAGCGGGTAACACGTTTGATGCGTCAACAACGCTCTATGGCGTGTTTACCAGCATCAAGCTGCAAAACGGCCACTGCGTAGCCTATAAGCTCTGATGACACTAGCCAACCCGCTACGCAAGGTTGCCAGTAAGTTGATGGCAAAGTTTGGTGGTAGTGCAACTATTCGCCGCGTAACAACTGGCGTTTATAACACTACAACTGGCACCGCAAGTGAAACCACTGCTGATACCGCAGTCCGTGGCGTGCTGGAAGATGTCAACCTGCGCGAGGTCAATGACCTGATCCAAGCTGGCGACAAGCGCCTGTTAATTGCAGCGGCTGATGTGACCACTGCACCAACAACTGCAGATGAAGTGCTGATTGGCGCAGTCGTGCATCAGGTGATCACGGTGCGAACAATTGAGCAGGACAATACCGCCATCACCTACGAGTTAATCCTGAGGGCATAATGACACGCACCATCCGCGTTGGTGATATTGGCGATTATGCCAGCCAGCAGATGGAGAAGTTGCTGCGGGTTGCGGTACTGGAGACAGACAGCCGCGTCAAACTGCTTAGCCCAGTTGAGACTGGACGGTTTCGTGTTAGCTGGCAGGTTGGTGAAAATACCACTGGACGCCCACCTGACTATTACGGCAACGAAGGAGGACCAAATGCCAACATTCCACCGCTCGTAAAGCTGAACTATCAAAACGAGCGCATTGGCAATGTCTACAGCGTCCACAACAACTTGCCATATGCGGAGCCATTGGCTAATGGCAGCAGCAAACAGGCATCTGCCGGCTGGGTGCAAGGCATCGCTAAAGACATCCAAGGGTTTGTGCAAGTCAATGCCGACCGCATCGGGAGGGAATCATGAGTAGCAACTACAACGATGTTCGCGCTGCCATTGAGGGTCGCATCGCAGCAGAGATGGCATTGGCTCCGGTGTATCCGATCAGTTATCAAAACGTCCCGTTCACGCCACCCAACAACACGCCATGGGCGCAGGCGTTCATTCGCTTTGGCGATAACAACTACGCTACGCTGCTGCCAACAGGTGGTGTCGGGTTCAACCGTCAAACCGGCACGTTGGTGATCAATGTGTTCACGCCACAGGGTCAAGGCACTGCGGCAAACTTCACCATTGCAGAGCGGCTAAAAGATCTATTTGATCGTCAAATCGTATCTGGTATCATCTTCGACGCCGCATCAGGTCCGGCGCAGGTAACACCTGCCGCGCCTGAGCCTTATTTCCAAACGCAACTCACCATTACGTTTGAAGCCTATTTAGACTGACGCAGCCACTACCGTTCACAACATGGCTGTTACTGTTTTGTCCGGTACGTCCGGCGCTCTCTACTACAAGCCTGCTGGCACCACTGGGACATTCCCGGAAACTGGTGTCAACGTTTCCACCGATGTCATCACCATCCAGCAGTACCTCAACCTCAAGCCTGGCGACCCCGTTAAGTTTCGCGTTGTTGACAGCCAAACCGGCGCCTCTGGCACTGGCACCCTGCCTGCGCCTATCTCGGCTGCAACTACCTACTACGTGCTGACCTACACCGCCGCCACTGGCGCGTTGACGGTTTCCACCGCTGCTGGCGGCACCATCCTCGCTATTACGGATGACGGCACCGCCGTGGCACCTAACGAGTTTGAGGTGTACTACGCCGATTACGCAGCCGTTGGGCAGGTGCAATCGTGGTCGTTTGAAATCAGCCGCGCTGAAATCGACGTAACCACAATCGGTCAAACTGCTGGTCAGTACGCACCTTTCCGTGCTTACATCCCCGGCTTTGCTGATGGTACCGGCACTGCTACCGTTTACGTCACCAACGAAGACGCAGCACTGTCCAACCGCATGGTTGAAGACGTGCTCCAGCGGCAGCAAGTTGGTTGCGGCTTCAAGCTGTACACCGACAAGGGCACCACTGAAGCCCTCAGCCGCAGCATCG